AATACGGAACTTCTGGCACAGAAACAGACGCTTCTAAAAGAAGCCGTGGCCGCTACTTCTGAAAAACTGGACGTTTTGAAGTCAGCAGAAGCACAGGTTCAGAAGCAGTTTGAAAACGGCGAAGTGTCGGAAGAACAGTACCGGGCTTTGCAAAGAGAGATCGTAAAGACAGAAGCAGACCTGAAAAACCTGAAAACGGCAGCAGAGGACAGCAATTCAACACTTGAAAAGGTGGGAGAGATCGCCGGAAAGATTGGCAAAAAGTCCGAAGCACTGGGAAAGAAACTTCTTCCAGTGACAGGAGCGATCGCAGGGATCGGGACCGCTTCGATCGCGGCATTTAATGAATTAGACGCCGGTTACGATACGATCATAACAAAAACGGGCGCTTCTGGGAAAGCGTTGGACGGCTTACAAGACAGTATGGACGCCGTTTTTACTTCGCTTCCAACAGAAGCGGAAACGGCCGGAATTGCGATCGGAGAGGTAAACACCCGCTTCGGTTCTACCGGAAAAGAACTTGAAGACCTTTCTTCAAAATTCATTCAGTTTTCAGAGATCAACGGAACGGACTTAAACGGCGCGATCGACAGCGTAGACGCCATAATGACGAAATTCGGCGTTGACAGCAGCCACACCGGCGAAGTGTTGGGCCTTCTTACAAAAGCAGGGCAAGACACGGGAATTTCCATGGACACGCTGCAGAATACATTACAGACCAACGGCGCCACATTAAAGGAAATGGGCCTTGATCTCACGTCTTCGGTAAATTTACTTGCACAGTTTGAAGCGAACGGCGTGGACGCCACAACAGCGCTTGCAGGATTGAAGAAGGCGCAGCAGAACGCGACAGCGGACGGAAAGGATCTAAAAGACGCACTGGGCGAAACGATCGAGAAGATCAAAAACGCAAGCAGCGAAACAGACGCACTGCAGGCAGCGACGGAGTTATTCGGAAAGAAGGGCGCCGCAGAAATGACGCAGGCGATCAGGGAAGGCCGCCTTTCTATCGACGATCTTTCCGGCGCCTTATCAGATTACGGAAACGTAGTCGAAGACACATTCAACGCGACACTGGATCCGCCAGATCAGGCAAAAGTCGCGCTTAACAATTTGAAAGTAGCAGGCGCAGATCTTGGAAATACCTTAATGCAGACAGTAGCGCCAGTTCTGGAACGCGTAGTGGAAAAAGTAAAGGCTTTTTCACAGTGGTTTAAGAACCTGAACGACACGCAGAAAGAAACGATCGTAAAGATTGGCGCGGTAGTGGCGGCGATCGGACCGGCTTTAATTATTTTCGGGAAACTTTCTTCGGGAGTATCGAAGGCGATCGGGGCGTTTTCTAAAATATCGGGCGTATTCAAGGCGGCAGGAACGGCCGGGAAAGGCTTGTGGGCTATTTTATCAGCAAACCCGATCGGGGCCGTTGTCGCGGCCGTGGTGGCGCTTGTGGCGGGCTTCGTATTGATGTATAAGAAGTGCGACTGGTTCCGCGAAATGGTAGATAAAGCCTTTGCAGAGATTAAAAAGAGCGTTTCGGAAACAATCGAGAAAATAAAACCGATCTTGCAGCAGTTGGGCGAAAGTTTCAAAAATTTAATGGAAAAATTGAAGCCTGTATTCCAGTTTTTCACGACCTACGTTATGGCGGTGATACAGGGCGCACTTTCAGCAGTAGCGCCGATCATTTCAGCGGTGAAAAATGCGATCAACTTTGTAAGTAACATTATTAGCGCGTTTATGGCACTATTCCGCGGCGATCTGGACGGGTTCGGCCAGTATATAGAAGCAGCACTGAAAAACCTGATCGAGATTGTGAAAAATCTTATAACGGCGGTAGTGAATTATATAATCACATTCTTTCAGACGTTCGGCGTTGACGTGAAGAAAATTTTCTCTGATATATGGTCCGGGATTGTTTCGATCTTTTCAGGCGTCGGCGCGTGGTTTGCGGACAAGTTCCGCGCAGCCTACACGGCAATAACAACGATCTTTTCAGGGATCGGCCAGTGGTTCGCGGCCCGGTGGACGGACATTAAAAACGCCCTGTCAACCGTGGCGACGTGGTTTCAAACCATGTTTCAAAATGCCTATACGAACGTGAAAAATGTATTTTCCGCGATCGGCCAGTGGTTCAACGATAGATACACAGATATTAAGTCCGTATTTTCAACGGTTGGATCATGGTTTTACACAAAATTCACGGAAGCATACACGAATATTAAAAACGTGTTTAGCAATATTGGATCCTTCTTTTCGGGGATCTGGAACACGATCAAGGGCATTTTTACAAATGTCGGAACAAATATCGGTGAAGCAATCGGCGGCGCCTTCAAGTCGGCCATGAACAACGCCCTTGCAACCGTAGAACGTGTGGTGAATAAGGCGATCAGCTTCATTAACGGCGCGATCGACGTTATCAACGATATTCCGGGCGTAAGTATCGGACACGTTGGCGAAGTATCACTTCCGCGTCTGGCAAAGGGCGGCGTTCTGAAAAACGGTCAAGCCATTATGGCAGAAGCAGGCCCGGAGTTGATCCAGATGGTGAACGGCGAAGCGGTTGTAACACCGCTTACGGCTTTGGCAAGGAATACGGCACTTGAAACAGCAGAAGGCGGCGGGAAAAGTTTTGTTCAGAACGTCAACATTACAAGCCCGAAGGCCCTTTCGCCGTATGAGACAGCCCGCCAGACACGAAACGCAACCCGAAACATGGTTTTACAGTTACAGGGGGGTTGATAAATGGCGAAAAGAATTATTTGCAAGAATGAAGACGGGGTTCAAGTGGAATTTAACTATTCCTTTGAACCGTTCTTCCTTGTATCGGTAGACGGTATTTACACGGTGTCGAATAACGTTGTAACGTCGGAAAATACCATGGTGGACGGTTCCACGTATCAGGGAAGCACCACCAAACAAAGAAACATTGTAATAACGGCACAAATGGAACGGGACTATCAGGCAAACAGGGATCTACTTTACAAATGCTTCAAACCGAAGTCAACCGGCCTTTTCACCTACATAGAAGGCAGCGAAACCCGCGTAATTGACTACAAAGTGGAAGAGATCGACATTGACGAAGCGGGAGTGGTTAGAAATTTCAGTATTTCCCTTCTTTGCCCGGATCCGTTCTTCCGGGATCTTGAAGATATTTCCGTATCTATGGCAAGTTGGACGGGCCTTTTTGAATGGCCACACGAATTTCTGGAAGAGAAAGAGCCGTTCGCGGAAAGAACGGCCGAAGTATTGAAAGAGATCGAGAACGACAGCGCCGCGGACAATATCGGAATAACCGTCACACTGGAAGCGGAAGGACCGGTAATAAACCCGGCCGTATATCATGCAGAAAGCGGCGAATTTATCAAGATCGGAAACGAAGTCAGATCCTTTTCTATCAATGCCGGCGACGTGGTGATTATTACCACAGAAACAAATAACAAAGCGGTATACCTTGTAAGGGACGGCGTAAAACAGGAGATCAACGAGTATCTGGACGAAGACAGCGACTTTATACAGTTGCAGCATGGAACAAACACGATCCGATATACGGCAGACGCCGGCGAAGATTACCTGAACGTTACCGTTTCTTACAGGTTCCGTTATCTGGGGGTGTGATATGGAAGTAAGAATTTACGATCGCGATCTGAATTTCAAGGGAGTGATCGAAAACCACACTTCTCTGATCTGGACACGGAAATATTACGAACCGGGAAATTTCGAGATCCACGCCCCGATCACAGAACAAAACCTTCGCTTACTGGCAAAAGGAAACATTATTTCCAAACGTGGCAGCAGCGAAGCAGGAGCGATTGAAGACATAGAGAACGAAGAAAGCGATCTGAAAAATGAGATCACAGCAAAAGGCCGCTTCCTTTCGTCCTACATGGATCGACGCCTGATAAAATCAACCGTGAATTTTTCCGGGAAAATAGAAGTTGCCATGAGGAACCTTCTTTCAGGAGTGACGGCGATCCCACTTGTGGAGTTGGGAACCTTAAATGGTTTCACGGAAACAGTAGAGTTTCAAGCGACTATGAAAAACCTTATGGCCTACGAAACAAAACTGGCAAAGGCCGGAACGATCGGTTATCGCTTCCGGCCAGACTTCCGGAACAGGAAAATTATATTTGAAACCTACAAAGGGACCGACAGGACCACGGCGCAGGGTATCAATTCCC